ATACTGTATGTTAGTTTGTATATTTTTTTTGCGATTATATTTGTTTTTTGTTACAATAGCGGCACTAAATTTAGGTAAATCTGCACGTTTTACCAGCATACCAACTTCGTTGACATGTTTTCGTGTAAAGTCAGGAAGTATACTTCCTGCTGTTGAATTAATATTAAAATTTACGTGATAAAGAAATTTTGATTTTGGTGCTAAACGCATTGCATCAGATACAAATAGTCTGCTTGCATGTTGCCAATCAGCTAGGTTGCCTTTTGGATTTAGAGCACCGTTAATTAAATTATCTGCGAAACCTGAAAACTTATCTGCCATACAAATATTTATCCTTTATAATTAAGTGCGTATAAAATAAAAAAGGAGTCTTTACGACTCCTTTTAATGCAGGACTAACTGATAAAAGTCTTAGGCGCCGCCACCTGTAACGGCTGTGTTAAGTGTTCTACCTACTGCTGTTCCGATACCTGTATCAGCTGGTGTTTGAATAGCATTATCGTATCTAATACTAAGTGAAACTGTTACTGGTTCGTTTGTAGCGTAATTAAGTGTGTTATAATTTGCACTTTCTAGGTAACAACCATAAATTTCGAAAGTTTCTAATATATTTGGTGTATGAATACCATTTCCACCATCTAATATTTCTATACGTGTTACAAACTTATAATCTAATCCAGAAGCCGCACTTGACTGCTCAAAAAAGTCGAATTGCTTCTGTAGTTGTTCGCCTACAAGTTTTTGCACATTGTTGTTTACATCCTCTCGTAAATTGAGTGAGATTGGTTCCCAAGTATGTTTACCTGCTAGGTACACTCTTGAGTTATAAACATCAATTGTCATTTGATCGAAACTTACATTTGGTCTAGTTACATCTATAACTTGCTTTGTAAGCTCTGTTGTCGGTGTTGAAACACCAAAGTTTTCCAGGCTCACTCTAAAGCGATACTGGAGCTTTGGCATTAGCAGACCTTGATTGCTTGCGGAATCACCGCTTGCTAAAGGTACTGTAATTTTTGATAGTGTTGAAATTGCCATCTATTGCTCCTAAGTTATTACTATTTATCAGTTTATAGTCCTGCTATTTCTCCAGTATTTTTTAAACGTAGAGGAATATAAATAAACTCTACTGCTTTTACTGGTTCGATAGCAATATCTAAGTATAGTTCGTTTCTATCTATTCTAGCTGGTGTATTATTTGACTCATCACATACAACTAGATAATCATATAATGCTCTTTGACTTACAAGTTCTAGCATTAAACTTTCAGCCGCCTGCTTAATCTCATCACGTGTGATTTTATCATTTGGCTCAAAAATGTAAGGTTTAGCAAGTTTATTAAGCTGACTACGTAGGAATATAACCAAACGTGCAACATTGATTCTATCTAATGCACTTGCACCTCTTGCACGAGTCTTTTGTCCAAAGTTGACAAGTCCAGCACCTGTTATAAATGTAATTGGGTTAACTGCATTTGAATACAATGTGTCTCTTTGTCCTTCGTTAAGAGCTGTGCTTACAAATTCGCCTTCAGCATTTAAAAATCCTGTTGCACTTGCATTTGTAATACCACCACGTCTTGTACCTGCTGGTGCAAACCATGGAAACGATACTTGATCACTAAGTGCAATAGTCCTTAACATCATGTGTGATGGTGGAACAACTACATTATTACCTGCATTGTCACTAGTGAATCCTGCTGGATAAAATACCCCTAAGTACTCATCTCTACTTGTTAATCCATCATCGTTATCTTCTACTGCTAAATTAACATTTGTTGCCCATTCATTCAGAGAAGTTGCATCTGGAGTTAATCTCATAGGTGAATCACCTATAATAAATGCAGTTAATCCACGATCGAAGTTCAAACTAATCATTTCACCAATTAGTTCTGGATATCCTGGTGTTGCCATTACATTAAACAGTCTTGATTCGTCATCTCTAATGTCATCATTGCTGTTAACTGTGGCCTGAAGTGCTTGTACTACTACCTTACGCTGTGCTTTTCTACCAAAACTTCCTGAACCATCTGCTTGATTGCCTGATTCTGTTACCCAACGATGCACATAATAGTTTTCCATTGACTCACCATCACCTGAACCAAAACGTACATTGTTATTCGCTGTGTTAATGTAGTTACGCTCAAAACGTCTTACGTTAAATCCGCTTCTACGTAGGTTCCATAACAACATGCCTTTAGGATAAAGTGCAGGATCTGGACAATCAAAGTCCACAAAGTCACTTTCTAAAAGCACATCAATATCGCCTGGTTTATCAGAATTTGCACCGCTTGTGTTAAAACGTGCATCTGCAAAAAGTATACCTGATTCAGTTGTTTGATCTGATTTATCAACAAGTTCCCATCTGTTACTTGCTGGTGTATTAGTTAAGTTTGCATTGTACTTGTAAATACCTGGATAATTTTCTAAGTCTGATGTATCAATCCAGATATCTCCGTTTTTAAGTGCAGTACCATCTGACTGTTTTTCTGGCTTAGTAGCACTCACAATAGGACCTGCTGGATCTGTTTGTTCAGCTGAGTCACTTACATAAAACGGAGATGTTGCTGAAAGATATCCTACCCATTTGCTTCCGTCATTAATCATAATATCTATTTCATCTACAACAGAACTGTACCAAAGCTGTCCTTGTGTAGCTAAAGCTGTCACTGCTGAAGCACTTGCTGTGTATGTAAGTATTTCCCAGTTTGTAGCTTGTAATTGCAATGGACTTGTAGAACCATCTGTACCATCCTGATAATATAGACATGGTGTACCGCTTGTTGCACTTACGTATGGGGCAAAACCTGCGGCAGTCAATGCACCGTCAGTATCAGTAAATTTTATTTCTCCACCTTCGGAGTGCTTTATTACTACTTTGTTTTGTGCATTTACTTCTGCACTTACACCGTGCATACCTATATTTGTAATTGCTGCCGCCATTAGTGCCGCATCTGTAGTTGCACCAGTAGCAGTAAATGTTAATTCTACAGCAGATTCAAAAGCAAGTTGATTTTTCTTTGTTGAAGAAATTGTTATTCTTTTGCCACCTGCTGAAAATGTAGTTGCTGTAATTTTACCAGAAGTAATTGTTGTAGGTCCTACATTTTTTCGTCTATACAATTTAAAAGTTCCTAATGGACTAGAATCTGCCGCAACGTTTGTTTTAGCATATATTGATCCGATAGCAATATTTGCACCGCCACCTGTTCTATCTAAATTGTAAAGTGCCGCACTGTTTGAATCATACATCGGTGATACAATTTTATTCCATGTTTTTGCAGAATCGCTCCATTCTTTAACATTTAATTTAGCACCAGCATTTGGTTCTGTAGTTTTAATCCAAACACTACCTGTTGGACGTGAATATGTATCTGCTGTTTTCCATTCTGGAACACTTGTGTGTTGTGCAATAGCTAAAGCTGGCGGAAAGTATGTACCAGCAGTTATACCTAGTTCTGTAAGACCATCGGCATCACCTCCGATAAGAATATCTCCAGCTAGTGTACTATCTTGACTTGCACTGCCTGAACCGTCACTATAAATTTCCAACCTTGTATCTACAACGGCTGCTGTAACACCCTGTATTAACAAACCATTAATTGTAGACACAACATTTGTTACTGTATCACTTGCACCAATTGCAACTGTTGTTCCGTTTATTGTAATATTACGTGGACTTGCAAAAGTTGGATTAGACTTTGAACCTTTTACAGTAGCCCAACTCTTAGTCCAAGCATCACTACCTACTAACACCCATACACCATCTTTATTTCTATAATATATTCTGTTAAGTGTTGATGTTGCTACAACAGCATAATCACCTATTGCGCCAACAGTATCTTTTGGTCTTTTACCTTCAAAACCGTTTGCTACTAATGATCCATCTTCAGTTTGGGTAGAGTCTGTTATTACAGTTGGAATCTTATTTGTAAATTGCTGACCACCTGTAGTTGTTATTCCTTCGCCGTTCCATTGTTGAATACCGTATAAAGAATCATCTGTGTCAAACCAGTATGTTCCATCATTAGGATCGGCTGCAGGTGCAGTTGCACTTGCTGTTAATTCATTTAAATCAACATCAGCTCTTACCACAAAAGCTCTGTTGCTAACACCAAGTAATGAATATGCAGCCTGTAGTCCGTATTCATTCAATTCTGATCCGTGTATTGGATTATTGTTAGAATCAATTTGGAATACTGGATCTCCAAAAGTATCTGCTAAATCACGTTGTGATGTTAATAAGAAAGGCTTACCAGCGTTAGCTTTTAAAGTACCTTGTGCTGTGCCTGTGCCACCTGCGTTTGCTTTGTTACTCGCAGAGGCAACAAAAATCATTGGGGTTGTGCCCGGCTCCGATGGGGTGTAAAAACTTTCGTCTATTACGGATACCTGAACACCTGGTGATGTTAATGCCATTTTTTCTTCTCCTAAAGGTATAAGTCTGTTATACTTATTTATCGTAATGATTTTAATTTGTGCTGTTATATACTAGGAAAAAGGGGTGGTAAAGGTACGGTAAATACAATATGAGACCATTATGTTTATGCGGACAAAGACCTGCCGCAATTAATTACAGAAAAAACGGTAAAACATATTATAGAAAAAAATGTGAGTCCTGTAACAAGTACGGCACCGTAGGTAAAGGCATTCCTCAATGGAAGTTGGACGGTTATGAGAAAAAAGATAAATGTGAAAAGTGTGGATACTCAAGCAAACATAAAGAACAATTCAATGTTTTTTACATAGACGGCAATTTACAAAATACCACACCTAATAATTTAAAAACTATATGTGCTAACTGTCAAAGAATTATGCAAAAGATAGGTGTGCGTTGGAAGCAAGGTGATCTGATACCTGATTTTTAAGATCGATTATTGTATCATTATTATGTATAACACAATCAAAATCTAATTTGGCCCATTGCCATTCGCTTTCATGTACATCTGTAGGAACAATATTATCTTTTACATATGAAATAAACCATTGTGGATCTTGTCCTCTACAGATGCGCCATACTTCCCCATTTACTTCTTTTATCATTTTTGCTTCATTTGGGAATCTTACATCTGGTATTACAAAATTTTTATTTGGATTATTAATAATTTGTTGTTTTACTATACTGACCCAAATACCATTATAAAACCCATTACGCATACAATCAGTACCAAACATTTGAAGGACCAGCCTAGGGGTAATGTGCTCATTAGTTTCTCTGCTCCAGAATTCATCTTTTTGTTCTCTCCAAGTTCTGCTTTCATCTGTTGTGCCTTCCAACATTTCTCTGTCCCAACTAAACACGGTAGCAACACCATCTTTTAATTTGTCAGCAAAACTTACTTTTATAAAATTGTAATTGTTGACTAAAATATCAGCTACTGTGTCTTTGCCAGTACCGATTAATCCGCACATACCTATAATCATACGACATCCCTAATTATGTTAACAATTATATATTAATATTTGGATTTTGTCAAGTAGTTTTTAGCCTATTGTAAAACTATATCCCATACCACCTGGCACTTGTGTTGACACTTCTGATTCTAATTTTTCCATTTCAGCTTGTGCTTCGCCTTTAAGTGTATCGCCGTTGAGTTGTCCGCCACCTTGTGGTCCTGCAATAGTTGCAAATTTAGAACGTGCTTCGCCGAGCATATATTTGCATACTGCTAAAGTGTAATCTTTTATCCATTGTTTGGCTAAGTAATCTTCAAGTAATTGCACGTCTGGACGATAATTATAGCATTCCATAAGTATAGTTTCGTCTTCTGCTCTTGGTCGTTGTAGTAAAGTTAATTTATGTGTTGTTGGATTCCATTTGAATTCTATAAAACTACCAAACATTCTACCAACTAATTCTTGACGCTGAGAAAACATATCGTATGTTGCTAGTCCGCCCATGTTTTGTGTGCTTAATAGGTACGCATTTGTATAGGCAAGATTGAAAGGTTCAAACAATGTACCTCCGTCTCCTTGTCCTGTTCTAGATCCTATACTTCTTCTATAAACTTGCCTTACTTCTACAACTTCGTTTGGTAAAATATAATCATTTTGATCTTCTATAAGTTCTAAAAACACATAACTTTCTTCAACAGAATTATCTGAACGTTGTCTGAATCTTGATAATGCTTTTCCTAATGCAGTTTCATAATGCACTGGATCTAATTCAACATCTACCATACCGCCGCCGAGCAGTGCAAATACATAGTCGAATACTTCTTGTTTTTTAGTTTGTAAACTAGCCATAAATGTTTCTCCAATAGTATTTATCGTAACGATAAATATGTACATGCCGAGAATATCATTATATAGACCAGAAAAAACAGCAGATTATGAATTCATCGATAAACAAATCCTTGAAATGTTTACTGTTGGTGGTACAGATATAAATGTACATAAGTTTTTAGGTCCAAAGAATACAAGTGAGGCGAATGCCACAGCTGATCAACCGCATTATGATGCAGTCAAAGAGACCAATATACAGGATATGTTGTTTTTAGAAAATAGAGATAGAAAATATGATCCTGATATTTACAATATGCGAGCAATCTATAATGTGCAAGACATAGATTTTGATTTGAGTCAATTTGGTTTATTTCTAACAAATGATACTCTTTTCATGACAGTACATATAAACAGTAGCGTTAAGACAATGGGTAGAAAACTAATGCCCGGAGATGTTATAGAACTTCCACATTTGAAAGATGAATATGCAAGAAATGATTATGCAACAGCATTGAAAAGATTTTATGTAATCGAAGATGTTAATAGAGCCGCAGAAGGGTTTTCTATGACATGGTATCCGCATCTTTATAGATTAAAATTAAAACAAATATATGATGGACAAGAATTTAAAGAGATACTGGATTTACCAGCAGATGCAGATAATCAAGGAACTGACACATTAAGAGATTTACTATCCACGTATGAAAGAGAAATGCAAATTAATAATGCAGTCGTGGATCAAGCAGAAGCAGATGCCGCTAAAAGTGGTTATGATATATCGCATTATTATACTTTAGCAACTA